TGCCAAGAATGAAATTGTTAAGTATCGGACAACACTTGATAAATTCTGTAAAGAGAAAAAACGAGAACTCAAAAGACCTATTGAACTGTTTGAGGAAGAAGTAAACGAAGTATTGAAAGTTGTTTACGATGCAGAAAAACCATTGGCGGAACAAATTAAATACTTTGACGAAAAAGAAGTACAAGCAAAAACAGAAACTATCAACAAGTTTATAGAAAAAATGGTTGAAAAGTATAACGTTCGTGCAGAATACGCAGAACAACTACAACGTGATAAACGCTGGTTAAATAAAACTGCAAAGATGAAAGATATTGAAATCTCTATTGAGGGAATGATAATCGAGATTTCAAAAAGACAACAATCAGATGATGATTATAAACAAATCTTAGCAGAGAAAAAAGGAATGATTGAATTTGTGGTTGATACTTGCAACCAACAATACGAATTAGCCACACCGATTACTTTTAATGAGTGCTGGCCTGTAGTAAAAGATATGCCACTAGATCAAGCTAGAGAATTTATCAATGCAAAATTCGCAAAACGTAACGAAATGGAAGAAGCTGCTAGGGCAAGTATCGAAAATGAAACAGTCGAAACAACAGAAGTATTAGAAGCAAAAACAGGTTTAACAATAACTGTATATGACTTAACAGAAGATGACGCAAAAGATTTGACTGATTTCTTGGAAATGCGTGGTTACAAATATAAAGAGGTATAGATGGATAGTAGATATATAGCGGTTAAAACTGTACCGCAATCAGCTTTAAAAACAATTGACTTTGGGAAACTAAAAGGGAAATTTGATATTTCACCTCAATGGCGATGGGAAGTATTAACCGAAACATATGGTATGTGCGGAATTGGCTGGAAGTTTGAAATTGTTAGTACTCAACAAGTACCAGTCGAAGAAACCAAAGAAACTATGTTGTATGTATTGGTAAATCTATATATCAAAGATGGTGATGAATGGAGTGAACCAATTCCGGGATATGGTGGCGATTTCTTAATCTACAAAGATAAAAATGGTTTTCACGGTAACGATGAAGCCTTTAAGATGGCCGTTACTGATGCATTAGGTACTGCAGCAAAAATGATTGGTGTAGGTGCTGATGTATATAGAGGATTGCAAGATACAAAAATAAATGCAGCAGCAGAAAAAGAACGGAAAGAAAAAGAATTTGATCCACACAATGCATATGGAATTGTTTTGAAGATGGCAAGTGAACATGGGGTGAGTGCAGAACAAGTGGCACAACAAGCAACTAAAATGTTTGGAATGTGTGTTATCGATAACATTACGAGAGACCAAATGTCTATGCTTTATGACTGGGTAAAAGGTTATGAAGTGGACAACAAATAACATCGAACTGTTAAGAAGTCCGCTCGGTGTAATGGTAGTCATACCAGCACCACATGACAATGACTTATCAAAGATTACTACTGACAAAGAATACACAGTAGAAATCAAACGTAAAACTAAATCAAGAAGTCTAAATGCTAATTCTTACTGTTGGCTTATAGCACAGAAGATTGCAGTCGAATTAAGCAAAAATAGCTACACAACAAAGGAAGATGTGTATAAGAAAGCGATAAAAGATTGTGGACACTTTACATACGTTCCAGTCCGTGAAGATGCAGTTGAACGCTATATAACGATATGGCAAGCACACGGAATAGGGTGGATAGCCGAAGATGCAGGCGAATGTAAAAGTCTACAAGGTTATCACAATGTAATGTGTTATCACGGAAGCAGCGTATACACAGTATCAGAAATGCAACGCTTGATAGATTGCCTAGTCGATGAATGCCATCAACTAGGGATACAACTTGAAGATAGCGATTACATACAATCGCTAGTTAAGGAGTGGGGGAATGAACAAGAGAAAAAGACTTGATGATAAACTCTACAAAATCACGAGGCCCAAAGCTATCGAACGAGATAGTATAGATGGCTATCCATGTTGCGTAATATGTGGCGCGCCTGCAACGGAAGTGCATCACATATTGCCTAGAGGTAGGGGCGGCACAAGCGAACTGACCAATCTAGTTTGTTTGTGCAGATATTGCCATGAAAATTTAGCACATGGGGTATTTGCGAAAGAAACAAAAAGAAAGCTAGAAGCGATCATTGAAGAAAGGACAGATAAATATGAACGAGTTAATAATGATTAGAGCATATGTAGAAAATCGCATTGAATATTACAAAAAAGACCAAAATAGTAATACGTTTAATAATCGGATAATCTCAGAACTAGACGCAATTTATGCAATGGTTGATAGCGTATTAGACACAGAAGAAAATGAAGCCGATGAAATTGCTAGTGTGTTAGCACGAATTGTATCACTAGGCAATCCGTTAAGTGCAGATGAGTTTATCAAAAAACTAAACAAGGACTAGCCTATGAGCGATAACAAAAAATATTACTATCTACGGCTGAAAGATAATTTCTTTGACAGCGATGAGTTGAAGATATTAGAAAGCATGAAAGATGGCTATTTGTACAGTAATATTCTTTTAAAACTCTACCTACGAAGCCTAAAGAATGACGGAAAGTTGGTAGTAAATGAACGTATTCCGTACAACGCAGAAATGCTGGCAAGTGTAACAGGTCATCAAGTAGGCACTATCAAACAAGCGTTATCTATGTTCAAAGAACTTGGACTTATAGAAGTATTAGAAAATGGTGCTATCTATATGTTGGATATTCAAAACTTCATAGGTAGAGGCAGTACGGAAGCTGATAGACAAAGACTTTATGACAGAAGAATATCTGAGGAGCGTAAACAAAATAAACTAACTCAATCAAGAAATCTTGAAGAAATCTGTAAGAAATCTACACCAGAGATAGAGATAGAGTTAGAGAAAGATATAGAGATAGAGAAAGAGATAGAGATAGATAGTAGTGCAAGCACTACAACAAAACGCAAGCGTTTTGAAAAACCTACTCTATCTCAAATTACACAGTATTGTCTTGAACGCAATAATAATGTAAATGCTGAACAATTCTATGACTACTACGAAAGCAATGGCTGGAAAGTAGGAAAAAACTCTATGAAAGATTGGAAAGCATGTGTAAGAACATGGGAGCGTAATGGTTACGATAGACCAATCAAAAAGAAAAACAATAAGCAAGATACATTAAACGATATGCGAGATTTAATGAACGAATATGGGGGTGTAAATGAACAATCAAATGAACCATCAACAGAAGATACTGGAAGCACTATTGATATTGAGTACAGGGTGGAACACTAGCCCATCTAAAGAAACAATCAAGTTGTATGTACATCAATTATCGTATGCTGATCCATTAATTCTACAACGAACCATGCTTAATCTGTTGAGTAAATGTAAATTCTTACCATCATTTGCAGAAATAGAGAGTGAGTATAAAGAACTTGATAATTACATCAACGGAAAAGAAGAAATGATGACTGCACAAGAAGCCTATGGGGTAGTCGAAGATGCAGTTAGACTGTATAGCTATGAGCATGGGTTGAAACATTTAGACGGAATAATAAAACAGGCAGCACAAACAATATGGAGTGCGTTTAACCCTTGGAATGGTGATTATAATCGTGCTGCTTGTATGTCTCAATTTGTCAGATGCTATGAAGAGTTAGTAAAAAGGAAAAACAAAAACGATGAAAAAGCATCTGAAATCAAGAATGATGGATTGCTTTTAGAAATGAAGATGAAGAAAGAGGAAGAGCGGAAACAAATCGAAGCAGGTAATGCACAAATCAAAATCCTACCGAATGGACATTTAATTGAAACAGTCAAAGAGGAGCGAAAACCAGTAGATTTAAATGAAATACTAGACAATGCTGACATTCCTGAAAAGGGAAAAGCATTACTACGGCAAGTGATAGGGAGATAGCATGAAAGAATATATAGGAAGTATAGATATTAATTTCAGTATTAGTACCAATATCAATGCGGAAACAGAGCGTCAAGCGTGGTGCTTATTGCATCAAATCGTAGATTATTTACAAGATAACGTAACAATCGATTGCAAGTTAGGCGGTGAGTACGATGTGAGTGTTGATGAGTGCAACGTAGAACCAAATTATATAAGTGAGTACTAGGTATGAAGAAACACAAAATGTCAATCCTAATCGAAATACCACTCAACGTGGAAACCGAGCAGGAAGCCACAG